GCAGCTTTCATGAAACGACCCACGAGGTAATCAGGAGAATCGACCTTGATCATCACGCGAGACACCACGGGTAGCACTCACAGGCGGGACGTCGGTGATGTGCTTCCACGTCTTGCCGGTGGCGGCGTAGCTGACCGAGGCGTGAGTCTTTCTCTCTTGGCCAGTGGGTGGGCGGACCATACCGTAACCCTCGGTGCTTTGGAATCGTCCCCACTCCCAGCAGTGCCCGGGAACGTGGACAACTTTGTTTTTGGTTTTGATGACTCTTTCCCAAAACCATGTGGCTTCGGGGAGCCAGATCTTCTTTTTGGGTCCTCGTTTTCTCATGTGAGCAGCCCATCATGGATGCGGAGGGATGGCTAGTGGCGACTTCTATATTCTTCAACGGTCGACTCATCTCGGTTCCCGGTTCCTACTCTGAGGTCGACGCCTCGGGTCTGGAGCAAGTGGGGCTAGGTGCCAACGGTATCGTCGCGGTGCTCGGTACGGGAGTCGGAGGAAAACCTGCCTCCGAAATGTCTGTACCCAACGACTTCATCCGCATCACAAAGCCCGAGGCGGCGAACCAACTGTTCCGGAGCGGTGACCTCCGCGAGGTGGCTCCGATCTTGTTTGCCCCGGCCAAAGATCCAGACATTTTGGCAGGCGCTCAAGAGATCGTGGCGATGAAGGTGAACCCCGCGACGCAGGCGGAGGCGAGTTTCTCCAACGCCCAAGGCGTTGCGATGACCGTGGAGAGTCTCGACTACGGTGCCTTCACCGACCAGATCAACATCACCATCGCGGACGGCACCAACCAGGGCAAGCTGCTCACCATCACTTTCGAGGACGTCATTGAGTCTGTCGACGACTTGGGTGGTGATGACATCTTCAATCTGACGTACACCGACGACGGCAACGGTTGGGACACGATGAATGCTCGGGTCGAAGTCAATGGGGACATCCCCTGTGACGGTACCCGGGATGAGTCTGGACTCGACGGTGCTGTGCTCGCTCCTCTTGGCGCTCCCGGTGCTGTGGAGGTCCTGAGCGACAACGTTGCGGACGTTGGACAGACGGTCACAGTCTACGGCTTCGACGCGTCAGGCGATCCAGTCACTGAGGAGATCGTGCTCAATGGACTGACTGCGGTGGAAGGTACTCAGGTCTTCGCCGCAGGTGATGTCCTCGGTGCGAAGCTCAGTGGCACCATCGTCGGTACGGTCAATGTTCGCCCCGCGACGGGCGGCGCCAACATCCTGGCGCTCACCGCAGGGACCGATCCGATAACCGGCATGGTGCTCGGGTCGGCCATGTACGTCTCGGGGCTCGAGCCCGTCTCCCTTGTGGCCGACGGAGCCGAGACCGGTGAGGTCATCGTCGAGGGTCTGAGTCGTACGGGTGCGATCGTCAGGGACAAGTACGCGCTCGACGGGACCAACCCAGTGCTCGGAGAGCTGGCGTCTCTCGGGACGGTCTTGACCTGGAACGGCACCACCACGGTGGCGGCGACTTCAACCACCGGCATCGAGATCGGCAGCTGGATCCGACTCGACTCGGATGGACAGTGGTTCAAGGTGACTGGAGTGGTCACCGACACCAGTGTGACCATCGCGAATCCAGACTCTCTCACCATTCCGACCGGGGCCACCTCGAGCAGCGTCACCAACAACGTGGTCTACTTCTCCCAGATCACGGCAATCATCCTCGGCGATGTTGCAGCAGCTCGGACGGTCACCGTCTCCACCGAAGCGGCCAGATCTTTGGTGACGGTCCAAAGCACGCTGCTCAAGGCTCGGGACTACTTCAACAACCGCAGCATCACCGGAGGTGGCTTCACTTTCACGTTGAGCACAGGCTCCACGTCGTTATCGCCGAGCGTGCTGGATGCGACGCCGGGGACGGCTTCGATTCTGGACCCTGCCAACCCTGGATTCAAAGCCGACCTGTACGCCATCGTGAACTGGATCAACAACAACAGTGAGTTGATCTCGGCAACTGCCGATGCGGCTGCTTCCGGTGGTGCTCCAAACAACACCACGTCTCCCGTGTTCCTCAGCGGTGGCTACGACAACATCGATGACACCGATCCGGACCCGGTGGACTTCTTGAACTGGCAGAACGCTCTCAATCTGCTCAAGCAAACCCGGGTCAACACGATCGTGGTGCTGACCGCAGACCCGGCAGTCCACGCTGCTCTGGATGCGCACTGCGCGTACATGGGCGGCATCGGTCGGTCTGAGCGTGACGGGTTTGTCGGGCTCATGAATACGGCACAGGATGGTCTGGCGTCCAAGACGGAGCTGAAGAGCCAGATCATCGACCTCAACACTCGTCACATCCGCGCGTGCGGACAGACGGTGGAGCGGTTCAACACGTCAGGAGAGCGCGAGGTCTTCGATCCACCCTTCCGCGCGGCCATGTACGCGGGCATGCAGGCGGGCTCACCGGTGGGCACGAGCTTGACCTACAAGTTCGAGAACAGTCTGGGCTTCACTCAGGATTCGAGCTGGAACCCCACCGACGACGCCGAGGAGTTGATCCAAGCTGGTCTCATCTTCACCGAGAACGTCGAAGGTGTTGGTCGGCGCGTGGTGCGCAACATCACCACCCATCTCTCGAGCAACAACCTGGCGTTCATTGAGGGCTCGGTAAACGAGGCGGTCAACTTCGCAGTCTTCAACTTCAGGACCAACCTCGAGTTCGCAGTTGGGAAGCGAGGCTTCAGCGGTACGATCAACGCCACCAAGGGGATCGCGATCGGTACTCTGGGACTGTTGGTTGATGAAGGCACTTTGGTCGCCTACCGGAGTCTGGACATCGAGTTGATTGTCGATGTCATGGAGGTCTCGGTGGAGATCGCGCCAGTGCTGCCCATCAATTTCGTCAAGACGGTGGCGCATCTGGTCACCATTCGCCAGAGCGCGGCATAAGGGAGCTGAGTCATGGCCGGAAAAAACAGGCTGTTCACCGGAGCACGGGCGCGCTTCTCCATCAATGGAGTCAAAGTTGGGTATGCGCGCAACGTCGCCGTGACCGAAGAAATTCAGTATGACCCGGTGGAGGTGCTCGATAATATTGAAGTCGAGGAGTTCGTGCCGGTGGCCTACCGGGTTACTTTCACTGCGTCCAAGTTCCGGGTCATCGGAGAGACGGTGAAGAGCCTGGGGTACTTCCCCAACAACGGCGCCAACACCGAGGAGCACCTGGAGAACATCCTGGTCAGTGGCAACCTCACGGCAACGGTTGAGGACACCAGCACAGGGCAACTGTTTGCGACCCTCGAGCAGGTGAAAGTTGCGAGCCACAACTGGACGATTGACGCGCGCGGTGTCGTTGGTGAGGACATGACTTTTGTCGCCATCCGCGTGAAGGATGAATCTGAGTAGATCCCCCTGTCGTTTCGACGGCAGGGCACTGAGGCCCCCGGGTCTTCCCTTTCCCCCAACCCGGGGGCCGTTGCTCTCCAGCCATTTCGATTCTGAGCACTGGCCTTTCCAGCCAGTCGGTGGCAGGTTGTCTGGGTAGAACCTTCACAGGAGAGCGAAATGGCAGAGCCCAAACCACAGAGTCTGGATGACCTCCGAGATCGGCTAGTCCCCAACCACCTTGTGCCGGACACCACTGATGAGGCGAAGGAGCAGGCAGAAAAAAGTCTGGATCCGATGAGCGAGGAAGAGCAAGAGTCCCTCAAGGACGCTGCCGATCCCAGGATGGCAAAAGAGTACACCTTCAACTTCGAGTGGAAGGACGGGCGCGGCAAGACGTGGCGCGGCAAGTTCACCAATCGGATCCTCAACATCCATCAACGCCAACTCGTTGGTATTCTCCGCGCCAGACTCTCGAGCAACACACCACCTGACGCGCTCGACGTCGTGACCAACAACATCAACGACATGATTGCTCACCTCACCTACTCACTGGTGAAAAAGCCGAAGTGGGCAAACAACCTGCTGGAATTGACTGACGTCGCGCTGCTCCAGGCAGTGATGAAGGAGGTCCTCGATCACGAGGATTTCTTTCATGGATACGAGTCGCCTGAAGAGGCGAGCGATGATGAATCTGAAGACGGGGATGGCAAGGCTGCGTAGATGGTGGGCAGGCAAGTACAAGCTGCCACCAAACAGTGCGCTCTTCATGGAGCAGACTCAAGCGGAGTTGTCGCAGGAGATGTTTGAGGATCTGATGATGAGACGTGATGAGTTGCGGGTGCAGCTCGAGGACGGTGACTCCGACGGAGAGGGCAGTCGACTCCTGGAGGAGATCAACAGCATCAACAAAATCCTTGGTGACGACACCGAAGTGCAAGACGACCTGTGGGATCAGTGGGAACGTGACATCGAAGAGGGTCGCGTTCCAGACTTGGACGCAATGCCGGGAGCGTAGCAGATGGCGATCAATCAGGAAGTCACAGTCACTGCACGCGCGCGCGGCGTCCAAGAGCTGAACCGCGAAGTCGAGAAGACGGCGAAGGCACTCTCATCTGGTGGGCGTGCAGCAAAGCGAGTGATGAAAGAGCTGGAGGGGCAGCTCAAGCGTGTCACCGCTGAACAGATTGGACTGACCAAGGCAATGCGCGGTGTCAGGGAAGGCACCGAGCAGTATGAATTGTTGCGCCGAGCGTTGGAGAACGTTGAGCGCAACGCGAAGCGCACGGAGTCTGCGCTCCGTCGTGTGCAGCAGGTGGTCAAGGAAGACAGGGGACGTGGCGGCTTCTTCCAGGGGCTCGCCCAGGGCGCAGGCGTCGGTGAGTACATCCAGCGTGGTCCGGGTATGTACCGGCAGATCGCAGGGCGAGCGGTTGGGCGGATGGGCGCGGGTGTACCGGGTGCC